CGAAGCCCCCGACGACGACCAGATCGCCAGATTCCACTGGCCGACGTCCCACTGGTTTTCGCCCGCGCCGATGAACGGAGGCGCGCCGCTCGGGTACGTCAAGTCCCACTCGCTGTTGAGCACCGCCAGAACGCCCGGGGCCGACGTCGAGATAAATGACGCGCGGAGCATCAGGAAGCGCTTGGTGCGGATCGCCTCGCCGAGCGGGCTGAATGCCGTCACCACGGTGCCCATCAGGTCGGTCCCGTCGATGTCGTCGACCTTGCCGTCGGAGTTGCCCTCGAAGACCCACCAGACGTTGCCGAGGGTGTCGCCGCAGAACGAGCGCCCGTCGAAGGTCTCGACGCAGTACATCGGGATGCCGAGCAGGCCGCAGAAGGCCCGGTTGTTCACCTCGAACGCCCACTGCCGCTCCTGGCCGAGGTAGAGCGGCATATTGATGATGAGGAGCTGCTCGTGCGGCAGGAAGCGGATCTCCCAGTAATACTGGTCGAGCGTGGACGAGACCTGCTTCGCCAGCTCGCTATTGATGTCCTGCGCGTTCTCGGCGTTCTTGAAGAAGCCCTGTCCGCGCATCAGCTCGGACATGAAGGCTATGCCACGCTCGGACAGGATGGCGACGTCGGTGCTGTACTGCGAGAAGAAGCGGTTGCCGGCCGGTACGCGACCGACGTACCAGCGCCCTACCACTTGGAACTCGGCCGCAGTATCGGGGTCGTTGCCCTGGTACACGAGGATGTCGCCCTGGTCAGCGATTACCACGAGCTGGTTCGTCATGCCCGCGCCGCCGCCCGAGCCACCACCGCCGTCGAACGACCAGTTGACGAGGCCGACGACTGCGCCGCCGTTGGGCAGCATCGCGCCAAACGGGAACTCGGTCGCCTTGCCTGCGTACTGGCCGACAGGCAGGTACCAGCACGAGGTGCTGTCCTTGACCGTGAACCAGAGGCGATTCTTGTAGACGATGACGAACTCGAACGTGGCCGGGTCGACGCCCTCGATCTCGCCGACTGCGGTGCCCTCGGCGACCTCGTCCCAGGTGGCCCCGTCGTAGACGTACATGCCGCCGCCAGCGTTCACGGCCACCATCACGTGCACGCCGGCCGAGGTCGTGAAGTTGACCGTGGCCCAGTCGCCTGCGCGCCCGGTCGTGTTCGGCACGTTGACCACCGGGACAGGCGTCGCGGTCGACGGCTGGGCGAGCGTGGCGTCGAAGATGTCGCCCGTGGACGCAGCGGCGAACATCTTGGGCGCCCCGTTGGCGGGGTGGAACTGCAGCAGCGACCGGACCTCACCGCCGAGGTGAGAAAGCCAGCGGCTGTAGCCTCGACGAAGCTGGCACCCGAGCACGCGCGGGATCAGGTTGTCCATCCTGATCGCGGTGAACGGGTCACCACCGGGCATCGGCTGCGTGACGTCGATGCCCTTGATCGGGGCGCTGAAGGCGTGCGCCTGATGGTTCTGCGACGCGGCAGATCGACGCGGCTGGGCCGTGGCGCGGCGGGAGGCGGTGGGGACGAGGCTCATTGGTAGTACGGCTGCTGTTGCGTGCGCGACTGGGCCATCGTTGCGGCCTGGGTGTAGCAGTCCTCCTCGGCACCGCTGGCGCAGACCCAGTTGCCCTTCGCGTCACGACACGTGAAGGTCCGACGAGTGAAGTACCCGCCCTGCATCGGCGTGCCCTGGTTCAAGCCAGGGAGCACCTCAATGCTCTCGGTGACGACCCACCCGGGGGGAAGTTGCTGGGCCATATATCACTGTCGCATACCATACAGTGACGCCTCGGGCAGATTTCCCACACCGATGTACGGGTAGTCGTGCCTGCCACCACTCATGTTCAGGATGTTCGCGCCCTTGGTCGCGCCGATGCGCGAGTCGTAGGCGATCATGAAGTTGCGCGCGGCGGCGCTCGTGTCGAAGCCGCGAGCCTCCTGCCACTTGACCGTGGTCAGCAGCGTCATCAGCAGCCCGTCGAGCTGGAACCGGTCGCCGTTCTTGGTGGCGATGTTCTTGTACAGGTCGGGGTCGTCGGCGTCGATCACCAGCGCGCGCGACAGGTACATGTACTTGAACGTCTGGCCGGGCGAAGCCGGGGCGTTCAGGAAGTAGATCTTGCCCTCGCGCATCTGCCACGTGAGCGTGAAGTTCGCGCTGATCGGGAAGACCATATAGGTCATCCACCCCTGCGGCGACACCGGGCCAACGGCAGGGAAGCGCATCGAGCCGTTCCACTGCGTCTGGTCGATGAAACGGTAGAAGTCCTCGGGCATCGAGAAGGCGGTCTCCGTGGCCTGCCCCGCGCTCGGCGGCACGGCCGTGAAGACTTCGAGCGCCCCCTGCTTGGTCAGCGCCGGCCACTCGTACATGTTGAGCAGCTCAAGGCTCGCCATGTTGGCGACCGTGCGCAGCAGGGCTACGTTGGGGTCGGTGCTACCGGCCACGTCGGCTGGCTTGGGTAAGGCGAGCAGGGTGCAGGCGGCGTCGACGACCGACTGCAGCGTCTGGTCGTTGGTCATCAAGTAGCTGGTCGCCATGCTCGCTTCTCCTCGTTTAGCCCGGGTTGGCGGCTTCGACCAGCCTGCCCTTGGCCCGTGGGCGCGGGGTGTCGTCGGCCTCGCGCACTACGGGGCGACTGTCCTCCAGCTTCGCTTCAAGCTCCTCGATGCGCTTGAGCAGTACCTCGTTGCTGGAGACCTTCTGCAGGTACTTCTGCGCCGCTGCCTTCAGCTCGCGCGCGCCCATGAAGGTCATGGAGCTGTCGGCGAGGTTGGCGAGCTGCTCCAGCGTCCTGATCTTGAAGTAGGCCAGCTCTTCGATCTGGGCCTCGGTCAGGAACGGCGCGACCTTGAGCGGGGTGCCGACCATCTGGTCCTTGACGCCCGCCAGGAACTGCGCCCAGTGCGCCGGGAAGCGTTGCACGTAGCGTTCCCAGACGGGCTCGACCACGATGTTGTTCTTCTCGCCGGGCATCATGATCTCGACGTAGGGCGTGTCCTTGTAGACAGGCCGGTTCTGCTCGGCTGACGCTGCTGGGTCGATCCGCGCCTTCATGAAGAAGCGCACGTGCAGCTTGTCGTCGTAGAGCGCGCCCTGGCCGGGCAGGCCACTGGTGCGGGCCATGACGTCCTGATCGAACTTCGACCAGTCGGTCGGCGGGGATGAGGCTTGCATCGCCTCGACTTGTTCAGCGTTCAGCATACGGATTCTCCTTATGGTGTTTCGCCGCGAGTTGAGCATGCACCGTCGGCGTCCGGTTGCATGTGTTCAGACGAACGAGCGCACCGGCTGCGCTTGGCAGAGCAGCGAGCCGTTCGTGAAGGTGTAGTTGCCAGCGTCACCGTAGACGAACAGCGCCCACGCGGCGTCGGTCGCCCCGTCGGTGTAGCCCAGGCCAACGACGTTGATCGACTCGGGCTTGCCCGCGCCGTTCGTCGTTACGCTGGTCTTGAAGCCCGTGGACAAGCCGTTCTTGTAGACCTCGACGGTAACGAGGTTGCCGTTCGGCCCCTCGACGTCGATGTTGAAGATGACGAAGTCGGTCGCGCCGGGGATGCCCACCGACAAGATGTCGCGGATGACTTGCCCCGTCACCACCGACGTCCGGTAGTAGCCCGTGGTGGCCTGGACCGACGAGTTGAACGGCGACAGCGCCTGCGGCGTCGAGGTCAGCGCCTTGAGCAGCGTCGTCAGCCGGATCACACCGTAGGCTGGCGACATCGTGTCGAGGAAGTCCTTGACGAAGGCGCGCAGCAGCGCGGGCGTGATCGCCTGCGAGGTGTTGTCGGGGAACGAGCTGTCGGCCTGGGCCAGCAGGTTGAGGATGGACTTGATGGTCATGTCAGTTGAACCCCGTCTGGGCGAAGCCGTTGGTGAAGCCGTGCAGGTTCAGAAAGCCGGAAGCCGTGGCAAGGGCAAGACGACCTCCGGCGTCGAACGGTAGTCCAGCCAGCCATCGAGTTGCGACGCCCGCCACCGACACCGCCACGCGGTCTGCTGCGGTCAAGGGCATGCCGCCAGGGGCGTACTTGGCGATGGCCCCGGCGGTGTCGATGCAAAGAGCCCCGGCGTTGTCGTAGCCCAGTCCGCCGTTGTAGACGACCGGCGCCGTCGCCGAGGTAACCAGTTCGGCCAAGTTCGACAGCGGGGTGCCGCCGTTGAAGTTGGGCGCGGGAACAGACGCGACGGGGATGTTCTTCAACAACCCCGTCGCGTCCAGTGCGATTGGGCGGGCGTTCAGCACGCCAGCCCCCTAGCTCGCGGCGCTCAACTGCGTGGCGCTCGACCCGTAGACCGACTGGTTGGCCAGGATCGTGCCGCCCGAGCGATTGGACCATCCGGTCTCGACGGCCGCGCCGTTGACGACGGTCGGCGTCCCGCTGGGGACCGTGACCATCTTCATCGGGAAACCAGTCCAGGGCGAACTCGAGCCACCGTCACGCGACCCGCCATTGCCTGCACCGACGATGGCAACGCCTGCGGTGTACGGGTTCGGGCTGCCATCCGCGTTCGAGCGGCCGCCGCCGATGTACATCCGGGTGCTGTTGATCGCGCTCGAAGCCACGACAGGCGGCGGGCCACCAGCGGCGTAGGTGTCGACCTCGCCTGGGATGTTGTTGTCGTTGAAGCCAGCCAGAAAGATCCCGGCCGCGAGGCCGTTGATGACGTCGGAGGCACCGTACCCGATGCCCGTGGACAGGCCGCCCGTCGAAGCGTTGCCGCTTGCCGGGTAACCCGAGCCCCCCGGCGTCGAGCCGAAGGGAACCTGCACATCGCGGTCGAGGGGCGAACCCTTCGGGCCGGACAGCGGG